AGCGAGCAGGCCAGCTCCGACCGCAGTCCATTTGGCGATCGTCACGATCAACTCTTGGTTCTCGCCGATGAACTTACTGACGCTCGAGACCACACTGATGATTCGTTCGCCAACTGCGGTCAGCAGCGGCGCGAGGGCCGAACCGATTCTGGTTTGCAGGCCACCGATCACGCCGAGCAATCGATCGAACACATCGCCGAGCTTAGCGGCAGCGGCAGCATCCTCGCCGGACATGGTTTGCCCAAGGTCCGTGGCATCCTGTTGGAGCTTGCGAATTTCCTCAGCACCTCCGGAAAGCATGGGGACCAGGTCTGCACCGGCTTTGCCAAAGTACTCCATGGCGGCAGCACTTTTCAACGCCGGATCCTGGATCAGCGACAGCTTGTCGGCGATCGCGAGGAATTGCTCATCGGGCGACATCTTTGCAAGGTCATCGACACTCAAGCCCAGAGCGTTGAATTTTTCAGCGGCACCAGGCACCCCGGCCACCGCGTCGGCAATCCCGACTTGCATCTTGCGGACGGCTTTCTCGAGGGTGCCTACATCGGTACCGGAGAGCTTTGCAGCATAGCCGAGCGAGGAAACCGCTTCGGCACTCATGCCAGTTCTCTGGGCCATGTCGTCGACCGCACCGCCAGCGTCGGCGAAATTCTTCGCCAGTGCGACAAGGCCAGTCACAGCGACCGAGCCAGCGATCGCAGCAGGTAGGCTAAGTACGCTCTTGGAAAAGCCGGACAATGCACCTTGGGCACCAGCGAATCCTTTTCCGATTCCGGTGCCCATGGTCGTCGCGACGCCTTTGAGCCGTGCCATCGCGGCTTGGACTTGGGCCATTCCTTTATCAAAAGACCCCTGTTTGGTGGCAATCTCGACGTAAGCTTGACCAGCCTTGATGTTACTTGCCATGGTACTACCTCACCGCTGCGATCGAGTTCTTGAACAGCTCGGGGAAATTGGGGGCTTCGGCCTCGAGCGCAGGACGCATGAAGGGCCGCTTGGGGTACCGAGCTCGGCGACGGCGAGTCTCGAATCGATACCCAGGCCGCTCGTCATACCTTCGACGGCCGTCGACCCGTCGCCAGTTGGCCGGTTCGCCCTCTCCCTCGATGGAAGCGTATCGGTACTCCCGAATGATCGCAGTCTCGCCCCGTTCATGCAGACCGGCCACGGTGCTCGTGACCGACTCGATCGTGAAGTTGACTTGGTTCAGTTGCACTGGGCCGACGATCGTCGATTCGCTTTGGGGCTGGTAGGCGAACAGGATCGTCTTGAGCGAGTGCGTGTTGGGCGAGTGAGCCGAAGGTGGAGAGCCAGGTGCCGAAGCGGACTTTCGCCGACGCATCGACGAGCGAGCTCGCTTGCGAACGAAAGCACCGGCCTTTGAAAGGACTTTGCGTTTCGCTTTTTTCAGCGAGGCAATCACTTTGGGGCGGTCGAAGAAAGCTTCGCGGACTTTGAATGTCACATTCATGGCGTGAATTTCTCCAGGGCCACGAACGGATCCTCGTAGTACACTCGAGTCAGTTCGACGCCGGCCGCATTGTGGACAGCGACCGAGTATCGATACTCTCCGGGCACCAGTCCGCCCGAGGTCGCTCGAGGCATCTCGCAGGTGAGCGACCATTTCCCCGATCCGATGTCCGCAGCGGTGCCAGTGACGGCGAATGGATGAGTCCCGTTGGTGCCACCGAAGTGGACCGTGACAGCACCGACCGACATGCCTGGAATCGCAGAGATCGTCCAGACGAATGCGGTACCGTGGGCCACAAGGTAATCATCGCCGATGACGATCTGATCGACGGTGCCTTTGGCGGTGACTGGGCCAGCATAAGACACCTTGCCCGATTGGATCGTGTTGGTTTTGGCCGCGATCACATTCTCAAGCGACAGGTAGCGGGAGTGCTCGACGGGGATCACCTGGACATTCGCTGTTGCGGACTCGGGAAAGAAGTCTGCGGTGGTTCCGTTGTTCTCTGCTGCGGTGACATCAAAAAGGTAGTAGCCGTCCTCCATCTCGGTTGGATTGGTATCCGCAAGCGCAGCACGAGCACCGCCGTCGAGAGAGACTCGGCAAGTGATCTGCGCAGCACCGCCAGTCACCGGAGCATTGGTCGTCCGGTCAAACGCGAATACTTTCAGCGTGCCTGCGGTGTTGCGGTACATAGTTGGGATTCCTATTGGGTCGTCAATGGGCCAATTGGCTTAGATTAGGTCAGCGTCAGAACACCGTTGGCCTGGTCAAAGTCCACCGTGAGCGTTTCACCGGAGGCCAGCGTAATGCTCGATCCGTAGTCGAACCAACCAATGAGCGGGTCGCCTGCGGCAGTGTCGTTGTAGAGGACGACATAGCGAAACGGACCCACCGAACCACCCGTGGCAGTCAGCACCAGGTCAGCACAAGTGAGCTTGTAGACTCCACCCGTCTGGGCGCTCGATGATGTCGTGACATTGCGAGCACTGAGGTTGGTGTACGTGATCTCGGTAAGGTCAGCCAGGACCGAGTTTCCAGCGACCGGTGCGGTGTTGGTCAGAGCGATCCGCAGTTGGTTCGATCCGAGGTTATGGACACCCTCGGCGACATTTTCGGCGAATGCGTTGAACTTGTTAAAAGTAGCCATCTATCGAGATCCTCCGAGCAAAAACAGGTAGTAGTAGGGAGCAGCACCACCGGTGCCGGGTGCGCCAGTTCGAAGATTGACGGGACTTGCGACCAGGACGTATTGACCCGTCCCAGCCTCTAGGACTCGACTGCGCAGGAATCCTGCATCGAGACCACTGGCCAAATAAGCGGCGGTGTCCGCAGAGATCCGGCGGCTAGCGAGGAACCCAGCGGCATTTCCGTCGAGTGTGTAGGCCGCAGCTCCTGCGTCGAGCAGTCTGCCGAGTAGCGTTGCTGCATCGGTGCCAGAGTAGGCGTAGGACCCCTGGTCCGCATTGAGCAACCGCGATGTGAGCAGCGGAGTCGTTTGGCCCGACAGCAAAAGGCTACCGGTGTCCGCTGGTAACACTCGGCCGTACAGCAGCGGGATCGGTTGGCCGGAGAGAACGTAAGAACCAGATTCTGCGAGGATCGAAAAAGCAGCGGCTAATTGTGCGTAATAAGATCGTCGTCTCGGTGGTTGCATGAGCATGCCACCGCCCCGACCTTGCTCGTAGAGAAAACGGACTTCGTTGGGGGTTGAAGCTGCGTTAAACATGCAAAAATCATCTGCTAAGCCATTCAGATAACTCGCTGTAGCTATCCGCCCACCGATCGCAAAATCGAACATTGTCGAAAAGTTCGCTGCACTTGTTCCAGTCGTGGTCCCTTGCAAGGAGCCGTCTAAATACGCTGCAATTGTGTTGCTGCCATTGAATGTTAAAGCGATGTGCTGCCATCGGTCCAGAGACAAGCCTGTTAAAGTTCGATCAAAGCCCCAAACACCGATCGTCGCTGTCGTCGCGGTAAAATTGAAACAGTAGAAACCATTTTCGCAAAAGTAAGCAGCACCACCAGACGCGCGACGGTAAACCCAAATTGACCAAGTCCCTGCAAAGCCAGTCGGCCCGACTCGCAGTGAAGCTGGCATACGCACAAAATTGTTCGTTCCGTTGAAATTTATTGCCAGCTTGTCAGGACTTGCAACATACGCATTATTGCTGTTGTTCGCAAAGTTGGTCAGCACGCCGTGATTCCCGAAACCACTTGTGTCCGGCAGTTGCAACCCGGTCGCACCAGAAAAAGACGGACACCACCGACCGACCATCCGGCTTTGCAGACTTTCCCATTCCGGCCCGTAGTACGCCAACATTAGGTGATGGTCTCTCCCTTGTCGACGATGGCCAGCAACTGCACGACGTAGGGGATGGACGAGTAGTTGACGAAGCGACACTCGTAAATGTCACCGCCAGGGATCCACACTCGGCGGACATCGGCGAGGTTGGTCACCGAGTTGGTATTGAGATTAAGAACGCGGTGATTTCGCTCGAGCGTCCAGGAGGTTGTCGCACCCGAAGCGATGCGGTTCCACTGGATCAGCGTTCCGACAGAGTTAAAAATGCAGACGGTGTCGCCGATAGCAAAGTTAGTCGAGGCGATGGCGATCGTATTCTGCGAGAGTGACACATCAGCAGTGAGTGCCCCGAGCAAAGCGGCAGTCGTTGGGCCTTGGCCGACCATGTCGAAAATGGTCGTTGGAACGATGTCCGTGTTATTGTCCGTCGGGCGGATCGCGAAGTATCCGGCGCGGGTCGGGGTGCCAGCGCTTCCACGGCCCATAAAACCGACGACCCAAGCCCCTGGCACGTTTCGCAAATCGAGCGTCGTCGAGGCGACGACAATGTTTCCCGTTGCCACGATTTGAGGCGTGATGAGCGTGGTGTAGTCGGGCGTGGTTTTCGTTACCAGGGATGGCATTACTTAGATTTCCTCGCTAGCTAGAAGCTCGATGTCTCGTCCTGTGATTGTGTCGGGCTGCTGGCCAGCGGCTAGCAGCGGAGCAGCTTGCTGAGGTGTGAGTCCCAGTCCATGCGGTTGCGGTGCCGTGAGAGCAGCACGGATGCTCGGGTCGCCAAAATCTGGCCGGGCATCCTCGGCGGCTTCGCGCGTCATGAACGAGACCATGAGCCCAATAATCGGATTGACGTACGCGACCGTTTGCAGCGCGGCAATGACCTCTCCGCCCATGGGCAGATTGTCGCGATAGACAGCGATGATCCCCATGAATGACAGCGGCAGCGATCGCGGAACTCTCGGCGCGATCTCGCAGCACCGAATCGCGCAGTCCCCATACCGGCCATCGGCCAGAGCTGCGGCAGCTTGCTGGTCGTTGGCAATCAATTGTCGAAGGGTCAATTGGTCAAGTTGCATCGGTTTTTGGTAGCGTCACATAGTGGACCGGGAGCCCGTCTCGCAAATTGTGCAGCTCGGCGCGGCTAATGCTCGGCGGAGGACTGTTGGTGCGGTACGGATGAAAATCAGTGCGTCTGTATGGGCGAGCTCGCTTCGGACTGTGGATGTTGGCTAGCAGGGTCATCAGGTCACTGGTGCGATCCCAGCGGTCTTTGTTGACCTCGCCGGACATCCACATCAGCTCTCGCAGTGTGTAGGGCCCTGGCTCGATCCCGATTCTCGCTGCTAGTCGGAGGATGGTTGGCCAGTACTCGGCGCGCTCTTCTGCATCGCTTTTTCGATCATCTGATCCAGACTCGTCAGTTGCTCCTGGATCCCCATCTCCAGCAGCCCCTTGTCCATGGCGTTGGTGATCCGAAGTGCCGTCTGATTCTGGAGTGCCTTTCCTGCCTCGAGGATTCGCCGAGCGGTGGCCCGGCGATTGGACTCCGGGAGGAATTCCACCAGTGCTTCCTCAAATGCGGTGACGGCGTGGCCGAGAGCATCGCCAGCGAGTGAACGTCCGAACAGCTCGGCAGTGACCCCGATTTTCTCAGCGACGGGTCGGCAGATTTCGTAGATCACATCGATCGTCAACACGATGTCGGAAGTGAGCCGTTCGATCGTTTCGGGGTCCGCCAGTGCCCTGGCAAGATCGATCGAAAATACAGTGCGGACGCGACGGATGACGTCGACATCAATGCGAAGATCCCAAGAGCGGGATTCGCAATCCTTGAAACTGGGCATGGTCGAGTTGCCTTCGTTGGGATTGGAGTTATCGAAGAAAACGGATCGTTCGGATTGCACCCCGAACGATGGTAAATTGGGTGACGTTGTAATCGTCGTGCTTAAATCGCTTCGCAGGATCCGAGTAGACCCAGGAAGCGACCACGATGTTGTTCTTGTCCTGTGAAATCACACGGCCGTAAACCGTGAATTCTAAGGGCCCTTGCGACGATTCCCCATGGTCCAGGAAATCGATCGCTACTTCGTTGCCTTTGCGGACTCTCGGAAGTGGCATGGCCGACTCCGCTTGGGTGGAACGATCAGTGATTCAAACGGACTAGGCCGACGGTGCGACAATCAACCAAGCTGGATCAACCAGGACGGCTGGAGTCCCAACCCTGACTCGGGACAACGCAACGGCGACATCGATCTTCATGTTCCCTTCAAGCGGTTGATCGATGGGGAATTCCATGATCTCGCCGGGCAGCGTGAGCCCCTGCGATCCGGCTGGGCCAGGAGTCGCGATCAGGTTGTCCATGATCGCCCAGTGCCAGACGGTTTTGTTCAAGAACGCGGTCCGCATGGCGGTGAAAATTGCATCGTCTGGGTCTGCGTTGTAAAGCAGCGAGAAATTCAGACCGACCTCGATGGTCCCGGAAATCGCAGCCTTGTAGAGGCTGGCTCGCGAGGTGATGTCGATCTTCGTCTTGTTCAGGGTGATGTTCAGGTCCTGGACTTCGGTGACGAGCGTGGGTGTGGTGACACTGAACGTCGCGGCGACCGCAGTCTGGTAGTAAAGCTTGCACTCGATGCCAGCTCGTGGTCCTTTTCGGCTCATGTCGATTCCTTTTTAGGTGCGGTAGTAGACAGTGATCACGCTGCGAAAAGCACCGTGTTGCTCCAGTGCCTGGACGTCGTACAGGCTGACTTCGGACCTCGACCACACTCCCCCGTCGATCGTGGCCGTGGCCAGTGCTTCGTCGAGCTCGTGAGTCAGGTCCAACAGTTGTGCGAATCGCTCGGAGTCTTTGGCCGCTGTCTGGATGACGGCGATTTGGACTCCGAATTCAAACTCCCGGGTTGAGCGGGAAATCTTGGTCGAAGTGTTTTGCCTCGGTGCGACGACGATCCGTAGATCCTTCAGGTCTGCGACTTCGAACCTTGGCAAGTAATCGACTTTGAACGTATCGCCATCGATCGCGGAATTGGTTTCCGGATCGACGACTGCGGCGGCTGCGAGCGCTTCGACAACGTCGGCGAGTAGTTGACGAATCGGGCTCATTGCTGCTTCGTGTGGATCCGCATTAGGTGGTCTCCATTACCTGAGAACCGCCAGACTGGGTCGCCTGGTACGGATCGTACGATAAAGGTCTTGCCATCGTCGACAATTCGGTCGTCGTCCTCTGGGTCACCATCAAAAGGCCATTCGGTCTTGGCTACTAGGTAGTCTCGACTGACGGTCCGATGGATGATGCCTTCGGTGTCTGAGGCTTCGAAGGGAGTCGATCCCCGCGTGGCCTTGATTGGTTTCTGGATCTTTCGTTTGATGTACAGGACATCAACCGCAGTGTGTTTGGTCATCGAATCGGCAAGGTGAGCGGTCCCAGTCTCAAGCATCCCCATGGGCTATTCCTTTGGGGCCTTGGGTGGCTTGGGTGGAACCAGCACGAACACTTTGACCGACGTCTGGGCGGCTGCGTCCTTGAGTCTCTGGACTGCCTCATCGCCCATGGCTTTGAGGAATTCCTTGGCCCAACTGACGGAAGCTTTCCCAGGTTGCAAGGCGAGAGTGAACCCGCTTCGCGTGATTTTCGTTTTGCCGGACTTGCGAAGCTCGGCTTCGAGTTGTTCTTCTATCTGGCCTTGCCGATCCTTGATGGTCGTGAGTTCTCGCTGCATGGCGGATCGCCTTGCTTCGAGATCAGACCATTCTTTAAGATCGGCTTCTTTGATGGCCATGGTGGTTGGTTAGACTGCGGCTCGGTTCAGGTCGATGTCCACCGTCAGTGCTCCGTCCGCACCAGCGGCAGCGGTGCGACCGAGCAGGATGTTTCCTGCATCAGCAGCGCCCGACGCCTTGGCGGTGACGAGCTGCGTCGCAGTGGCGATCTGGACTCGGGCTCCAGCAGCGAGCACGGTGCCCGATGCCTTGTCGCAAGTCACGATTCCAACGACGCGAGCGTTGCCAACCTTGCCGGACTTCACGCCGGCGAGGCCTTCGACGATCCCGGCCAGGCCGTCAGCGGTCTGTACGATGGCGCCGTTGGCAGTGTCAGCACTGGCGGTGAATCGGCGGAAGTCGGTTTCTTGCTTGAAAGTTGCCATGGTTTCTTTTGTGTGAAGAGGGGAGTGTGGTTACTCAGGACTTAGCTCTGGGAGCGACTTGCTCGTCGAGCGGGTTTGGTCGGCTTAGGTGGCGCTTCGACCACGACAGGCTGCTCGGCTGGTTGCTCCGATGGCTGCTCGTCCTGCGGTTCGTCCGATTCGTCCGATTCGTCTTGGTCTGGATCTTCGCTAGGAGGATCAGACTCGACAGGCTCTTGGGATGCCTTGGAAGGCTTGGACGATTTAACCTCTACGCCCCAGCCTCGCTGGATGATCGACTCGGCACTGATGGCCGTGCCGTTGGTTTCGATCTCGCCTTCGAGCGTCTTGCCGTCAAAAACTACAGGCTGGAAAAGTTTGATTCGCATTGGTTTAATCGAGAGTTGAGGGAGGTAAACAACGGCAGAGCCGAAACTCTGCCGAAAGGAATCGATGACTAGCCCATGGTCGGGCCACTAAGACTAGGCCGCGAAGCGTTGCATCGCTCGGAAGTCGAGCGCGTTGACTCCGATGTAGTGCTTCACATCGATGACCACACCGAACTCACCACCGGTCAGGGTCTCGGTTCGGACCACAGGAACTCGGCCAGCACCTTGGAGGTAGTTGACTTCGATCGTGCGTCCGTCCTTGGAAATGCCGTAGTACGTGGTGTCCGAACCGGCGATCGCTTGCTCGGTGACTGGGTGAACCAATCCATTCGAGAACCGAGCGTCGGTCACAGGGGTGATGCCATACTTCTTGATCGGGTTGAGCTCACCGGACCCGCTGTCGTTCGACAAATTGGCCGAGTAGCAAAGTTGGATCGCCAAGTCCATCAGATCAGGAGGCACAACCAAGTGCGTCATCTTGAGGTTGAGCGTAGCGTCGCCGTCTTTGACCTTGAGCAAACGTGCGATCATTTCACTCAGGGTCGCACGAGCCAGGGCCTTACCCGTCGCGGCGTTCCCGTCGGTGCTGTTGAACAAATTGCGAGCGGTCTGCGCGAGGGTCGGGTTGCTCATGAGCAAGGCGGCGACGAGGTCAGGACGCAGACGTCCAGCAGCGCGGCCGAAATCTTGCGGCGTGTCTTTGAGCTTCTGGAAGTTGTCGCCGAACATGTCCGCTTCGTCGATCTTCAATTGCTCGCTGAATCGTCCGACTTGAGCCTTTTCAGTCAACACACGGCGGTTGCCATGGCTGGCTTTTCCACCGACTGGGTGGTGCTTCAAATTCGGAGCGGCTTGCATCCGGTTGTTGTTGTGCTCCTCAAGGTCAGGACGCTCGCTTTCGCTGCAAATCCCTTGCGAGAAGTCATCGACCTCGGCGTAGCTTTCGAGCATCTTCGCACCGAGGGTCGCACCGAACAGAACGGCGACAGTCCCCGAGGAAAAGGACGCTTGGACCATGTCGATCCGGTTGGACGGGACATCGATCCCGCGAGCTTGGAGACCGAGCTTACAGGTCTCCACAAGGGTCAAGTCTCGGTACTGATGGGCAAGGTCGCTGGTGCGTGCGCGGATTGGGTCGTTTGCACCGGCTTGCAGCCATCCAGGAAGCTTGGCTCGGACATCGCGATTCTCAAAACTGGACGAATCGAGCCGCATGCCAGCACGCAACATGACTCCACCCTGGATTGCTCCGAGGTCGATCGACGTTTGGCTAGCTCGCGAGTGGATCGCGGGGCCTCGTGGGCGAGAGTCCCGGGAGGCTTCGAGATCTTGATGGCGTCGAGCAAGCAGCTCGGTCTGATCGCCGGTAAGGCCGTTCTCGATGGCGTGGGCCGCCAGGTCGACGTTCTTGCCACCGACCATGACGGTTGGATTGCCGAACTTGGCACAAAGCGAAGTGACATCGCCGACTCGCTTGGTCTCAGCGGCCATCTGCGATCGGTAGGCGGTCAGATCCAAGGTGCTACCAGCGGTCAGATCGGGCGAGGCGGAAGAAGCAGCAGCGGTCGCAGGCTTGGCCATGTGTGGCTCCATTGGTTTGTTGGGGTCGGCGGCAGAAGCGTCAGGAGGTTGCGAACCCGCACCAGCGTCCGTGCTGGCAGGGTCCGCAGAGGATTCGAGGCTCTCGGCGTAGGAGACTTGCAGGGCGGCTTTGGCCTCGGGCGAAAGAGTTGCAGGATCGAGTCCAAGAGAGGTGCAATAGTCTTCAAAGGTCTTCATGTTTGATGTGGCCGAAGCGGCAATAGAGACAGAGGATTCTGGGTCTCCTGGAATCGTTACCAAGGAGACTTCTTTGAGTTGCGATCGCTTGACGACGAGAACAGGACCATCGAAAGTGCGTCCGTTGCACTGGAGGGTCTGGCCCTGCGGAATCGTGGAGTAAGTGAGGATTTTCACGCCGACCGATGGTCGCCAAGGAAATCCGTTTCTCGCTCCCGAGACAATCTCCTGCTGATCGACGGAGGGGACCGAGAACACTCCGGTGACGGAGAGTTTGGTCCCATCGTTAGCCACAGCAGTCAGATGGCCGACAGGCCTGGATTCGTCGTGGTCTCGATGCACTGGTCCGACCGGTGCGTCGAGGCCTGCTAAGTCAATCACCACCGGACCATTCCACTGGATTGCAAGCTTTGGGTGCATGACACCCCCGGTATAGGCAATCCCACTAAAACTGGGCAGCGCGTCAGGGGTGTTTGGATCTGCGGCTTGCAAGGCGATGGAGTCGCCACTGGTGCGCAGCTCAAGGGGTGCCTTGGCTGATGCGACAATGACGTTGGCGTCTTGTCGCTTGCGTTTCGTGGTGGCCCGGATCGATTTGCTCATGGGGACGAGACTACCACTCGCCCCCGAAAAACCGTCCAACAAGAGTTACAAATCAGCCTTCGCCCAGTCCGAGTCAGGAATGATCGTATAACTGGTCATCGCGACTTTCTCGGAGTTGCCGATCCATTTTGAAGCGGTCGCCAGTCCGAAGGCGGTGATCAGTTCCGTCTCTCGAGTGGCTCGCATCGAATGCCACGGCACCGGCCATGGATCGATTCCTGCCTTGCGGACAACCTCGAGGAATCGCTGTGTGATCCCCGAGTGCGAGAGGCTTGCGATCGTCGGCAGCAGTTCGACGCCTAGTGCTGGGAGCTCGGCAGCGATCTCACGGAAAAGCGGGATCTCTCGGACCATCCCTCGCTTGGTGTCTGTGATCTTGATCCGTTTTAGGGCCCGGTCGATCGATGCTTGCGTGAAGTCGCGAATCTCGCTGGAAATCCGCAGGCCTCCGAATCGAGACAGCACGATGACCAGCCGCAGCTCGGGATCGTCGCAGGCCTGGAGGACTCGCTCGATGGTCTCCACCGAAACGAATCTCTTTTCTCGCACCGAGACCGTGGTCTTGAGACGCTTGGCCGGATTGGCAACGATCCACCGATTGTCCTCGCACCAACGAAAGAAGGCCTTCCAGTCCTTGGCGATCTTGCCCCGGGTGGACGCCCCTTGCTCGAGCGCATCATAGACGGTGGCGATTTCCTCGGGAGACACGCCATCGATTCGCCGATCACCGCAGGCATCAGACAGCCAGGCCAGGGAGCGACCAACCGATTCGGCAGTCGATGTTGCCAGCAGATCTCGCTTGGCGTTGAGATACTCGTCGATCGCAGTGCGGACGGTGCGGATGGATCCGGTGATGCAAGTAAGCTTCGACTTGATTTCCTGGTCGAGCCGATCGAGCCACAGTGCTGTTTGCCTGGGGATCGGTAGATCTGCGGTCTGGGCGGCGATGATCTCGTCCACGTGTCGCTGAATGGCGACCGCTTCGGGCTCGGTGATGCGTCCGAGCCAGATGGAGCGACGTCCGGCAGCGGTGTAGACTCGGAGGCGATAGCCTTGCCGGGTCTTGGCCTCGTGCGTCAGCGAGCTCACGCTGGTTGCTCTTCGTACTCGGACACAAGATTGTTGATCGTGCTTTCCTTGAGTCCAAGCGACCCCAGGAACACTCTCGCTCGAGACGTCGTCCAGATTCCTTCCTCGATTTTACCGAGGGTATCCTCGATCGCTCGCCAGTTGCGGGTGAGCTGCAAACGAGACATGTTCGCGAACTCGCCGGTAGGAGCGGGTTGGCTCGCATCCGGCTCTGCAGCGCCCGTACCTTGGGCAGCAGCTCCAGGCACACCAGACGCACTTGGAGCACCAGGTGCAGCGCCTGCAGGAGCGGGGGGAGTGTCAGGATTCACCCAGCCTTCCTCGATAAGTTGCTGCGCGTGAGCCTCGGGGTCGAGGTTTTGTTCGATCAAGTACTGTTGACGAGTTTTGAGGCCGGCTCGGATCAGTTCGATGTTGACGTCTGCGATTTCCGCAGGATTCACATCTCGCTGTGGTGGCCATCGCCAAACCTTGGGAATCTCATCGGTCGGTTCGATCGCTGGCAAGTAGCCGTCCATAAGCAAGGCTTCATCGAGCCACCAACCGAAGATCCGGTCGAGTGCTTCGACTTCCCATTGCGAACGCTCGATTGCGTTGGATTCGTGGTAGGTCTGATGGTCTAGGCGTCCCGAGGAATAGTTGTATCCGGACGAATCCGCGAGGACCTTGTTCTTTGGCATGTGGACCGATCGAGCAATTTCGCCGAGTACTGCATTGCGAAACTCGGTGTAAGTTGTCACTGGTTGCTTTGGATCGAACTGGACCATTTCCCAGCCTTTGGGCAGGCTTGTCATCAGTCCTCGATCGATCTGCACGAAGTCAAACGGGTCGATGTCGTCAATCCCGTCGGACGCAGAGTCAAAGGCATTGGACTGGGTCTTGAGGATCGCCGAGAAGTCCGCAGCATTCTCGGCAGCGGTGATCACCGCCAGGGTGTACCGACGCAGCATGGCGAACAGGGGCAGAGCCGGAGTAAGCTCGGGGATGCCTCGCATCTGTCCAGGTCGCTCGGCGCGGAACAGGTGAATGATGTCGTCTGGGTCGACATCCTCCTTTTGGAATGCATCCAGCGGCCAGCGGTCCCCAGGGTGTCCTTTGAGGATGTGGTAGACCGTTGGATTTCCAAAGTCGTCGAACTCGATCCCATCGATCTTGTTTGGGAGACCGTCGGCGTAGTACGGGGTCGCAAGTAGGTCACACTCGATGACTCGCAGATCGAGCTTGACATCGTTCTTGCTGCGAGGGTTGTTGCCCTTGAGGATGATCGTCTCGCCGTCGATCACCTTGCTCATTCGAGCGGTGCGAAGCTTGCTCGCAAGCCGGACATCCTTGCACCACTTTCGCCACTTCTGCTCGATCATCCGAGAAGCAGACGAATCGGGCAGCATCACCTGGAGACTCGGGCCGGTGGAGATCGTGTCGTTGGCCAGGGTCAAAACGATACCCTTGGCGAACGAGTTGTTCTCGAGGCACTCGTAGCGGGATCGCTCGCGCAGTGTCTTTCTAACCGATACCGAGTTGGCAGCGGCAGCGGACAGGTTGTCGGCGTATCGCCAGTGCTTCTGAGTCTCGGCCGTGTTGGCCGCAGCATCATAGGACGCCGACAGCGAGTCCATTCGCTTGGCTCGATCCTGGACCCGACGAGCGGCAGCCAGGGCCTTTGTGTCGATCGGCTTTCCGTATTGATCGAGCAGCATCATAAGATTAGCTCTTTGGCTGAGGATTCATGAAAAGGAAGAAAACCACGGCCCCACCGAGGATGAGAGTGGCCATCGAATTGAAGATCAGGCCAGCTAGCAGGAGGAACCAGCCAGCCCCAAAAAACAGATGGCGCGACGAGGCCGTGGTAAGGGCTCGAAGGATCGATGTTATCAGTACGGTGACCCAGCCAGGCATCATTGCCCCCTTGCCGACCCAGGAATCATCTTGGCGAACAGGACACCGCGTCGTGGCTTGGAGGCGTTCTGATTGCTGGCCAGTTCCTCACGAGCCTCCCGCATGTCGGCCATGCTGCGATTCGTCACGGTCACGCCGTCAGCCGAGACGCTCTGTGGGGCGGCGGCAGCGTCGGCGATCTGTTGATCAGTGATTGCTGGAGTGGTCATTTGGTTTTCTTGCTGGGAGTCTGGAGGGATGCAAGTCGATCGAGAGCTGCGGCGCGGCGGCGGTCGGCTTCGTCTTGTCTAATGACCTCGACGATCTCGGCGATCTCAGCCTCTAGCACCGCATCGCGATCGGTCGAGACCGACGAAGGCGACGACAGAGCGGCAAAAAGCGATGGCTGCGCAGCAGCCTTGGGTGGCCGCTTCGGGTTCCACCAAATAGCGGCCAACAATAGAGCGACGAGCACGATGAGAAGTAGAAAAAGGGTCATGAGCGGATCACCTTGAGTACGACGACAAAGAGCAGGACGAGAAAAGCGACTGCGCACAATCCAGCGAGGATCGCTTCGCCGGGATTCCAGATCCAATACAGGAGGGATTGGATTGGGTCTTGGTCTTTAGGTCGCAGATTGGGGAAAAGCTTTTCGCGATCCGGATTCAGGAGAGGCACGCGGCTAGGTGGGCAATTGCCGTCAGGACAAGCCGGATCAAACTCTTGAGCCATCGGAGGGCTAGGGTCTTGAGCTGGTTGAGTAGCTTGCTGTTGAATCTGCGTTGATTCTTTGAGGGCTGCATACAGGCCGGACGCAGACGAGGGGAGCGACGAGGATCCCGCAACGTAGACATGTCCGCCACGGGCATCGGTGAAAACGACCGCCGGAAATTGGTCGGTGGGTACAACGCCACCGAACCGTTCTCGATACAGCGGATTGTCCTTGGTGTAGGCCTGGAAATTGACGTTCTTGCGCAGGTCGGACAACTGCGGATCCCGATTGACCCAGTCGAGCAATCTCTGTGAGGCCTGGTCCGTTCCGACGAAGACCGCCAGCGAGTACTTATTGGCCCAGGGGGTGGAAGTGACTGTGACCTGGTTCTTGGCAGGCTGCGAGGGCGAAGCTCCGGCCTGTGCGAACGGCAGCAAGTACACCGGATTGCGAGTGAATCCAGGTGCTTTCATTTGGTCGCATGGTGGACAGTAGACATCTTGTCGCTTGATTTCCCGGGCTGCACTCTCGTTGACCGGTACGCTGTTGAGCGGCGCGTTTCGCAGCTCGTCGTAGCTCACTCCCCCCGGGGAAAAAGATCGCTCGACTGGTTGGTCGATCCCGAGGGATTGCTCAATTCGCGGAGCAACTCGCTGGCCCACGACAACGCACAGAGCGCTAAACAGAGCCAGAGCCACCAGACCGAACGAAAGCACGATTTTGACACGTTGTCCCCCACCAGGGCATTCTTGGCAACTTACCATTTCCATTCATCCTCGACCGCTTTGTACGACTGAAAAACAGGAGGGCTCGGAGGGTCGTACAGCGTGGTCAACGCGAATCCTCCGTACCCAGCCCAAGCCTTGTGAAACTGCGATCGTTCGACGAACTCGTACCGATCGGTTTGGTTGTTATCCAGAATGCATGCGTAGACTTTGCCGTCAGTGCCTTTGGCCCACCCGACAAAGGTGCAGCAGTGCGACGGCTTCCACCAGAGCAAAGCACCGCGCCGAGCGTTGTGCGCATCGTCGAGCAGTTGGAGGTTGGCTCGTTCGGTGTAGGCATAAGGGATCTTGGCCGCATCGAGTCGACGTCTTAGTTGGTCGGTCCACTCTCCCCCGGAGTACTGCGATCGCCACCACTTGGCCAGCTCGATCTTGTTCTGCCAATGGAGCATCGAAGACAAGCTTGCATGGACGCAGCTCCCCTCGTTGGCTTGACTCAGCCAGTTCTTCTGGCGAAGTGACATCGGTGGGTTGATCGCCGGGGTCTCTGCCCTCGGAGCAGGGAGCGAAACATAAGACGGAGCAGGGGCGCACCCCATGGCCAGAAGCAGCCAAAGCAAAATGACGGTCACATGATTCTTCGCCATGTTTGAGACAATTGAGTAGTTGGGTCCGATCAGATAATAGGACCACCGTACCGCAACAGTCTCAAAAATCGCCAAACGG